TCTTTTAAATAATTCAAAAGATTCTGGTATTGCTTCACGCATTGCGTTCATAGAAGCTAAACCAGCTCTCATAGTTGCTGAATCTCCTCTCAATGCACCACCTAAAGCCATAGCCATAGGTCTTGTAAAGGTTGCAGTTGATGTTCCTAAGACTGCGCGAACTGCTGTTTTAGGTCCAGACAAAACACTATGTGTAAACATAGAACCCATTTCTCTTAGTAGAGCACCTGTTTGTTTAGGACGTAAGCCATACTCACCACCTTTCATCCAGATCCTCATAAAGTTATCTAGGTCATCTAATGTCTGTATATCTTTAGCCATTGATATACCTTCAAACAAAGTTTTAAATATCTCATCACTTGTTTGTTCGTCAGTCATATCAAGAGCCATACGGAAAGCATCTATACTTTTCTGTACATCTTTATCAACAAACTCATTAAGTTCTGCTTGACTTAGTTTTTTTCTTGCTGCACTTACACCTTTTCTAGTTTGTAAGTCTCTCATTTGTTGAGAGATATCTGCTTTTTGTATTTTTCTTATTCTTAAACCAGCAATTAGTTTTTTAACCATTTGCTGAGCTGGACCATCTATATCTTTTAGGTCAGCTATGTTTGCTAATTCTCTAGCAGTAATACCTTGATCTCTAATATCACTAAATAAAGAAGCATTTATTAGATCAATAGCATTAGCTTGATCTGGACTTACGTATGAATATATAACCTTTCCATCTACTGTTTTTTTAATCTTGTTTGCATTAACTGATTTCCAAAACTGTGTAGGTGTTAAGTCAGATGTATTTCTACCTTCATATACTTTTTGGTAAATATCAAAATCTTCAGACATTAGCTCAGCTACAGTTTTACCCTGTCTCTTAGCTGTTTCTTCTAGATCTCTTATTTTATATTCACCATATATTTTCTTTATTGCTTTTTCTATTTCATTTCTAGCTTGACCAGAGTTCTTAGCAATATTATCTACCTCTGTATTAGATAAGAAAGAACCTGTACTACCATCTTCAGCACCCCATTTAGTTTTTTTATCTCTTATCCCTTTACGTACATCAGCAACTGATTCTGTTGATGTAGTTGCACCTTGCCATGGGTCAGCAATATCTTCGTTCTTTGGTGCTCTAAATCCGGGTTCTTTTATCTGTTCTGCTACTTCTGCTCTTTTCTGTACCTCAATACTAGACTTTCTAGAGTCAATAAACTCTTTTACTTTTCCAGTTATTGGTTCTAGATCTTCTTTTAATGCTTGCCCTAATGCTTCTCTTTCGTCATATACACGTTTACCAGCATCTAAAACTTCGTTAATAGTTCCTTTGCCTTTTTCTTTTAAAGCTTGTGCTACTGGAGTTTGTGCTCCTTGCATCATCTTAAAGATGGTTGCATCAAACACAGCTCCAATACCCATACCTTCAACAACATTTTTCAATGTTTTCATAGCAGGGTGATCGTGTTCTTTAGTAGCTAACGGTGTATCAAGCCAAGTAAATCTTTCTTTTAACATTCCAGAAAGGTTATCGTCTTGAGATGTTTTGGCTAGTAAGTCAAACTTTGCACCAGTTAAGGCACCATTAGCCAAACTTGCTGCTAAAGTTCCACCTTTAACAAGCTTTACTGTTCCACCTGTTAAAGCAAGAGTACCTAAAACATTAGTAGAGCCTCTGACTAATCCTCCCCACCATGTTTTGGTTTCGATAGGATCGCCATCACCATACATGAAATCATCCCATTCAGTATCGTAATCTTTTCCCTCTCTGGTCATTTCGCCATTGAATAAATCAATAACTCTTTCTGGGGCAGTGATTATATTTGAAGCAATGTCTCTAGCACCAGCTCCTAAACCTATTAAGGTATCAGCAGCATAGTCTCCGATAGTAGCTCCTTGAGGAGCATTTGCTTCTACCTTTGCTTCTTCTGTTTTTTGTGCTTCGAGTTCTGCTCTCGCATCATTTCTCTCTTCTTCAGCAAGTTGCATCTGTTGGAGAGTGTTTGCAGTTTCTTCTGCATTTAATCCATCTCCAGATATTCCTATCTCGAGATTCATTTCTTCATCCATAGTTACCACGGTAATTATTGCCTAGAGAAGGCAAGTAATCCGCAGTTACTTGTCCTTTCTTACTAAGGCTTTTTTGTTATAAATAGAAGTTTTTGTGTTTTGTTCTCCTGCTCCCTCAGCTTCTAGTCTTGCTCGTGTAATACGAGAACGAGTAGGAAATTTATAAATTAGATTTAATATTTTATCGTTATATTTAGTTTCTTCTGTTTCAGGTATTTCTACATCTGGTAAAAGGAATTTGATCTGTGAGTTAGCTAAATCAATAGGATTGACTCCCATTCTGCTTGCTAAATCTTTATAGTAATCTGGTAAATCTGATGACTGTCTAAGTGGTGTTTGATGCCATAGTAATAACTTTTTTTCTATAGCTGGACTGGATGATAATCGAGTCGTTTTCCATTGTTTATTAGACGATTGAAGAATATTAGTTTGTATGCTTCGTTCATAAGACTCATCACCATCATCTTCAAAATTTGTATTCATCAAAGATCTTGTTAATCCTTTGTTGTTGATAGTTGCTTGTACAGCTCTCATTCCAGCGTTATAGCCATCATCAGCAGTACCTACAACTACACCATTTCTAACTGTTGCCTTCATATAGGCTTTGTCAAATATCTCATTAAGATTTTGATTTAGCATTATCCATTCAACTGATTTAGCGTCTGTTTCTCCAAACGCATCTCCTGTTCCTTCGTTGGTAAAAGATTTAATTAGATCTCGCGCTTCTTTATGTTCTGCACTGCCGGGAACCATAGCTCCACTTTGTATTATTTTATCCTTATATTTGTTGAATATAGGAGTACTTACATTAGCTAGTTCAAAATCATACACACCACCTTGGTAGCGTATAGATTCTTGAATCATATCTTCTGCTTGCTCATCATCTATATGCCCTTGCAAAGCATTAGATAATTCAGTAGGAACATACCCGTCATACTTGTCAGCATAGACTTTTCTAAGCTGCATTTTTTGTTCGTTTGTTAAATTCTGAGCAGATTTAATTACTTGTAAATCAGCAGCTATATCGTCAGTTCTTTTTTGCTGTCTAGCTTGTGTACCTAGTCTTGCAGCAGTAGCTAAATCTTCGTCTAACCCTTGCCATTCTTTCCAAGAAGCCATTGTTTTAGTAGAACCATCACGAGCTTCTATTTCGTGATTAACAATAGCAATAGCTTCTGGATATGTAATTTTATTTTCGCTTACAAGTTTTACTAAGTTTTCTTTAAAAGCAACCCTACCAACTGAAATAGAAGTTCTATTTCTTGCTGCATATCTAGCTGCCCAATCGTGTGCAAGTTGATGACCATCTTCAGGGTTAGCCGCAGCAAATCCTGTTTCTATCATTCTCGAATCAAACTCAGCTACTTGTAACTGATATGCACCTTCTCTAGCTACAGTTTGTTTTCTTCTTCTAGCTTCATCAAACTTGTCTATTTCTGGTTTAACTACAGTTGCTACTAAAGCGTCATTTAATCCTGCAAATTGTTTTGCAAATTCAAACTTTATTTTCTGATCTAAAGCTGCTTGTTCAGAAGGAGAAAGATTATCGAAGTGTCCAACAGTAACTTGTTGACCATCTCTAATTACATCTATCTTTGTAGTTTCATAAGCATCATAGACATATTGGTCATAGCCTTTAGCTTTTTGTTTAGCATATTGTTCTGCAACCATATACTTTTCCCAACCAGCCATCTTACGAAATTCTTGAGCGGTGATAGAGTCACCGGTTTCAGCTTCATATTTAGATGCAAACTCTTGTGTTGCTAAATCATCTTCAAATAAACTATCTCTTTTTCCTCTAAATTCTGCTTCTAATTCTGGACTAACACCTCTTGTTAAGATATCTAATTTGATTTCTGCTTCTCTATCTTGTCTATATTTTTCTTGTCTTTGTTGGATTATATTTCCAAATGTAGAAGAAAGATCTGCTAAACCTTCATACAATTTTGCATCGGCACGAAGTTTTGCTTCTCCTTCTGCTTTTAATTGTTGGAAGTATTTTTCTTCATTAATTTGTACTTGTCTGTCAGACGCTTCCTGTTCTGGAATAATGTCAACAATTTCTTCTGGTGTAACTTGCTGACCTGTTATTTGATAATTAGGAATCATAATTAATATTGAGTTTTAACACTCCCTCCTAAACTTGCATAATTTGTATTGCTAGGCATACCGCCAATACCTTCACCTATTGCATTAGCCATACCCATCATGAATGTCAAACCTACGTTTTCCATCTGAGGAGGAGGTGGTGCAAAGTCTGGTATTGGTTGAATAGCAACCTTTCCAAATGATTTATTTCTTTGTGCTTTGAGTTGTCTATTAACATCTGCATTGACTTCTTTGGCATCAAAATAAGCAGAAGCTAAACCTCTTGATCTCATTGCTTGACTTATGCCAAATTCGCCTTTGTTCATAACTAACAATCTAGCTATGCTTGCACCTCTGACTCCACGTTCTGCCGCCTTAGCTTCGATCATACCTTCGCTCTGTAGCATCTTCTTAAAGTCTTCTTGATTCTGCAAGATTGCTAAAGACTTAGCATTATTAAGTTGTTGTTGTGTTCTTGTATAAGCTCTTTGAGCTGCCATATTTGCGAGGTTTATCTCCTGCTCATACTGAACTTTTTTACTTGCATAAGTTGTTCGAGTCTGCATCCACTTACGTTTTCTAACTTTAAGTTGATGCTCGTACATCTTGCGCTTATGTCTGTTGTTCGCGGACGCTTGCATTGCTCCGCCTACTGCGGATACTGCTGGTCCTATCGCTGCTGGACTGCACACGGCAAAATTCTATAAAGGATAAATTGTTTGGTCCATGGGGAAATTTCCTTAGAAATTTAAAACCTAAGAACCGAAGTAACTTAATATGAAATTTGTTTCTTGCGTCTACAAAATTCCACAGTAACTTTTCTGGTCTTGACTCCACATATTTTTTTGCATGTCTTACAAAATGATGCGGGTACTTATATATCTCTGGGGTACATAGCATCCAAATTTGACCATTTTTATGGACGCCTGCCATACCACAAATTAATTCTTCATCGTCAGGGCTAACGAATGTTATTGAATCTGCACCATGAATGCTGAAGATTAACGCCATTACAGGGTCATGTCCATGACCTTCTGTTAGCTCACTATAATCTGCTGGAAGCAATCTAGAAGACACACGTATTGCATCTTCTAGTGTTGCTGGTCTTATATATTTACTCATATAGTTCCTTATATATTGGTTCAAGTTTTTCAATAGTTTCTTGCATCCAATCTTGCCAAGGACTATCTTTTTTACTGGCAAAAGTATATCTTTCATACCATTTATTAGTTTTCATTCTCCAATAAAGGTATCCAATTTCTGTTTTTGATAGGTGAATGTTATACACGAGTATAAAAATTATTGTTATATGCTCCTTCCCATACCATGTAGTGAATGTTCGCTGGAGCTGGGTGTTCTGATTTAACTGTTAAAGTTACGTTTAAATTTTTGTCGTAAACAGGAACTGAATATAATTTATTGTCATTACGTATTGCTGCTGTGTTAGCTGAATAAGTATTGGCATTAGTTACTTCAAATTCTTGCTCAAAATTATTTCTACCTGTTCTATTTAAAATTGTTTTATATAAACCTATAGGACCAAATGCAAACTTAACTCTATGAATAACAGTGTTTGCTCTACTGTCTGATCTATATGCTTCCCCTTCTAATCGTGATACATAAATAGTTGGTAGATCAACTTGCATAGTAAATTGATATCCAATAAAGAATGTCTCATTTGTCCAGTTACCATCTAGTTCTAAATTAGATCCATTGACAGTTATAAGACCATATCTACCTAAGTTGTTATTTGTACCACCATCATCATAAGCAACTAATTGATTAGAACTTTCTAAACCAACTGGCTTAGCAAATGTTGATTTTTTAGTTGTAGGATTGTAAGTAACTGTAGGAGCTGTTGGATTAGAACCAGCTATATTAACTGGAATCTCCATTAAATGATCTAAATGTATTCTGTTTCCTGCTATTAAATTAGTAGCAGCATCCATTTTGATTGCATACTTTAGTAACTGGTGTTTATTGTTATTTTCGACAACCACATATAAACTATCGTCTTGCATACAATGATATTTAATATTTCCTGTTACTTCCCACTTAAACCATGAAGCTAATTTTCTTTCTCTAATATTGTCAAAATATCTATAGCCATACATTGTTGGTGTATCTTCTGAACTAAAGAAAATTACTGAGTTTTCTCTTGAGTTAGATATAAGCTGTAAATCTTTTTCAAATAATTTAGAAACAACTGCACTTTGTTCTATGATCTCTGGTTCTCCCTCTCTTTGTAACTCTGCCATTTCAAAGAATCTAGAAAACTTACCAGCGTTATCTAAAAACCCAATAGTTGTACCCAAAGAGATAGGATTTGTAGCAGGATTAAAATTGTAAGTAGAGAGAGCATTTATCTTAGCGGTGAGAGGGCTGAATACGTCACTATCAGTAGTCAGCATGAATTGTTGATTTGAAGAAAATAGAACTAAACCTGTGTTTGTCTGTATGCCATCATGCAATATTGCTGGATAGCCTGAACTAGCTGATATATCAATAGGGTCACTAGCTATAAACTGTATAGCTGACTTATTCCAGAAATTGGTAAAGTCTCCCGGACGAGACATGACTATATTTTCATCAGAAAGCATACAAAATCTGTTTCTAAAAAACAGCAATTTACTAATATTTTTTCCTACAAAAGATGGTTCAGGGTTAGTTACTTCATCACCTACTAAAGCATCATCCCATTGAGGTGCGGAGAATCCTTCTCCAACTGTGCAAGCATCATTGGTATGATTTCCTTCGTTAGCAGCAGACTCATAACTAAACGTATTAGCGTCTATTAACTTAATTTCAAATTGCCCATTTGTTAAATTAGAACTTTCAATATTAACGAGTTGTTCGTCAATAAAACCATGATTAGTTCTAGTAACAGTTACTGTATTGTTTGCAGTTGTAGAGGAGAAAGTAGCTGGAACTTGTATAGATGATATACCGTAAGTTGATCCATCTAATTCAGTAAGTCTAAAATTACCATCAGGTGTTCTGATAAGAACCACTGGCATTGTAGATCTTTTAAATCTTATTTTCCTTCCCGGTTTGGCACATTCTTCCCATGTACCTTGTCCATCCATATATGTACCGTCAGCTTTCTTTCTACCAAAAAACTTTACAAAATGATTGTCTTCATCAGCATTACTGTTGACGACTTCAACAACCATTCCGTGTACACATTGACTAGGTAAATCTCCTACATCATTAACTTTTCCAGAAACAACATTAAGGAGTTCACCCACAGGTGTAGACGCATTAAAATTATCTCCATTAGGTCTTTTGATATGTAATCCAGTTCCTATGATTGTTACTTCACTGGGTTGAAAAATTTTATTACCCGAAGCATCTTCAGCAGCTAGTATTTCTGTTCTTACATCTCCAAGAATACTGTCTCCAGTAATGGTTGTTTGTACGTCAAAAGGAGTTGGTGTAGGTCTAGCTATAACTAAATTTCCTTGAACATTAGAGGTACTAATTGCTTCAACAGTTATTTTATAAAAAGCATCTTTCATCCACACATAGAAGAAATCACCTTCTGCCCAACCTTCTCCACCATGCAGTAGATCGTATGTTGTAGTGTATCTAGCCTGATATGTAACGTTAGAACCAGAACCAAAAGGTACTGATTGACCAGTAGTAGCTATTTTAAAGAAAAGATTTTTTCTACCAGATAAATTATATTTTGAACAATTTACATTACCTGAACTAGGTATTGAAGAAGCTGAATTTGTTGCAGTGAATTGAAATTGTGTTGCAGTAAGTCCTGAAGAACTAACACTTGCAAATTGATCTGGTGTAGTTCCAACGGTGAAATCAAAATACATTGAAGTACCGGCTGTTAAATTATGTGCGGTAGCTGTCGTAACAGTTATTGTGGAACCACTTCTTGTGTAAGTTCCTCCAAAAGCTTTTCCATAGATTGGTACTGTGTAAGCGTAGGATTGATTTGAAATATCTCCGTTAGAATTTAGAGTTCCTCCTACAGCATTGTCATCTACAAGAGACATATTACTGTCTACATTAAAAATACGAGTACCTACATTAGGTGCAAAAGCATCTCTTCCCTCTCCAGCATTAGATCCACACCTAGTATTACCTCCAGTTCCTACACCACGACCTCTTTGTGCATGAGGTAACATGTAGAACCCAGTTGAACAGTAGTTATTACTGGACCTAACCATATCTACATTTATTCTTGTAGCTGTAGTTAGTGTGTCAGTACTAGTATCATCAAAAACATTTAATGAATACTGTTTGGCATAAGCTATTTTTTTTAATTCAATAAAAACTTCTTTACCAAAATTATTGAGAGGTTCGATAGTCGAATCCATCTCTACAACTTCAGTACGATTATTTAAATACGTGAAGTCATTAAGAGTAAGAGTTTGTATATCTTCGTCAGCTCCATGAGTTAAATATGTATTATTTCCTATTGCATTAACTACGGTTTTTGATGCTCCTGTTAAACAATCCCACATTTTAATAACACCATTTCGTGCTACTTGTCCTATGTATTGTTCGCCTTCATCACGGTAGTAATGAAACCATTTACCATCAGCCGTTGCATTAAATGCTGCATTCGCATTGTCAGACAAAGATGCCACAAACTTTCCAGCCGGTCTTTTTTGTAGACCAGATGTAACGTCAGGTAGAGCATTAATCATGTCAGAAACTTGACCCGGAACTTTGTATTCATCAGGCTGTTGCGATATGCCCTGAGTTAAATTTGGAATAGTTTGTGTTACGTTTGCCATTATCTAATAAGTGCTTTGTAAGGTTGATAAGATCTGTAATTACTTTCATGTGGAAATCCAAAGAAGGTGTGATCTCCCTGTTCGCAATCGTATTCTCTGGCAGTCGCTAAAGTTTTTGCTTCTTCTGTTTGAAGTAGCTGTACTAAATCTGGATTAGAAACAACTTGAGTAGCTGCTCTAACTGAAGCTCTAGCAATTATGTAGCGTTGTATTGCTGAAGGAATATCCTCGAAGTCAAACAAATAAGTAATGTCAAAATATAGTTGATCAGAAAAGACATCAGTATGTTCTACTTTGTCGTAAAGTTTTCCATTTCTTTTTACGACGTCTCTAGTTCTGTCATATAGTCCGTCGCTTACGTCAAAACGTAAATAATTATTAGGTATTAAAAAGTTACCATTAGCATCAGGAGATCTAGATACGTGTTCTTCCTGATTAAAATGCCATCCTTCATTAAGAACATCTTTAGTAACTTCCATCAATAGGTTATGTACCATTGATATCTCTGGGTTTTGCAGAGCTTGAAGATTTAAAGATGTTATTGGTGATTGACCAATACTACCCAAGATAGAGTTTACTGCGGATAGTTCGGTATCGGTTGCTAGTTGAGTAGTCATAATTTTATGGGTTTAATCCGCCTGTTGCTGCTGTGTTTGTGTTTGTTGCGTTTACTTGTGGTTTAGCTTTTCTTATTCTCATTTTTCCTGTATTGCCTCTTCTATTTCTGCTAGTAGATTTTTTCTTAGCTTCAGCAACTTCTAAATTATTTTTACTGTCTACGCTATATTCTCTTTCTCCACTAGAAGGTGCAGTTGGTACAGGGTTATTAATTGCTACAGGTGGTGCCATACCACTATTCATTTCATCGTATCTTTTAGACCACATTGCCTGTGATATATTTTGACCGAATGGTCCTGTAACTATATCCATTGGTTCTTTTATTCGCATACTTTTAGGCATTTCGTACCCACCCTTTTTTAAAGCTGCTTGATTCTTTGCTACTTCAGCATCGTAAGCTGCTTGTTTAGTAGGGTTATCTTTATAAGCATCACGACCTCCGCCACCTACTGCAAATGGACTCATGTCTGATCTTGTTGGTGCACACATAATAAAAAAAAGGGAGCCGAAGCTCCCGTATAAAAAAATAAAAATTAAGCGTTTGCAGGGTATGAAGTACCGAATGCTGTTGGTGCTGTTGCTCCAACATAAAGCTCAACTGCTGCTGCTGGGTTTAAGAAATCTGCGCCCATAGCTAGTCTTCCAAGGATTACGTCACCTTGGTAAACAACTGAAACGTCGCCAGAAGTTACCTGAACCTGTGGTCCAATAGCTTCTACAACTCCGGCTGCCTCTTTTTGGAAAATTAATCCCGCAGATTTAGCGAAGTCTGTGCTGTTACCGTAGTTGTTGTTTAGTCCTGTAACTGAAGCTCTAGCGTCAGCAAGTGCTGATCCAACATGTGAACCTAAGTTTCCGGGAGCTGTCTCACCTGTAGTTCCGCCATAAGCTACACCATGCTTAGCTAGGAATGGGATGTTCATTGACTTGTAGATCTTGATGCCTGCAATTTCAATGATTCCATTACCTGACTGTAATGCTGAACCTTGAACGTCTCTGTTGATAAGACCGTTTGAACCTATATCCTGTATCAAGGAATAATATTGTCTAGGGTTCAATACCGCGACGCGTCCAGAGCTACTCACTCCTTTTTCGTCAAGAGCTGCTGCTGCATCATAGAAAGCATTAACTAAGTTGCCTGCGTTGTAAGCATCAGAATCATTAGTTGTTGATCCAACTCTGATCTGTGTTCCACCGGGCTCTACGAAGTTAGTCTTAGATACAGGAGAAGCCTGTCTTGCACCTTTTGCAATAGCTCTGAAGATGAGTCTGTCATACTTCTCTGCTAATGCGTATCCAATCTTCTTGGAAATCTCGCCTCTCAATTCAAAATGTGCGAGTGTCTCGTCTAGCTCATACACGAACGCACTAGAAATTAATAGGTCGTCACATGTAATAGTTTTTTCAGCTACTGGAGGTGCTCCGTCGCTGTTACCGAGGATGCTGTTTCCAGGGGTATGGAACTCAGCAGTTGTTCTACCTGTGTAGATAAACTGTAGAGATTTTCCATTCTTCAATGTTCTCTTCATTACCAAGTCACGAGCAATAGACTCATGCTGGAAGCCTTTGAACATCTCACCACTGAACAGCTTTAAGTACAATGCTCTAGCGTCACCGGCACTATTTAACTGACCCTGACGAGTAAGTTGTGCCTTTAATGGAGCTTGAGCAGTCGTATATTGTGTCTGCTGTGCCATGATTTATGGTAAAAATTAAAGGTATATATTGTCGTTCCTAACGTTAGAATTGTTTCAGTCTTAATTGGTCTAACGTGAGACTGTCACGTTTTGTGGTCTTTTCCCACCGTCGACGGGTAAAAGGTATCCTCCTCAGAGGGCTTTTCCCAAATTGAGTAGGGAGGGTTCGCACCTCCCCTGTTCGGCTTTAACCGATTACTCTTGTGTAAGCAACGCCACGATATACGAAAGTAACTTTCATTGCTATCTCCATATACCTAAGCCCCG